ATGGATGCTGGGTTTCCAGAGGAGACAGGTCTGTCTCCTTTTGGGTGTGAAAAGGGTGTTGTATGAAAATCAACCTGGTGCAGGAATTGCCAGTCGATCTGCGGGATGCAGATGAGCGCCTTCATCGCTACGGACGCTGGGCTATGGACCGACAGCTGCGACGAAGCTGCGGCAGTGCAGAAGGGCGTTATCGCAGCTTTCAAGACGATGAAGACCGGGCACCGAGGGAAATGCTGCAACACATCGACGAAGCGCTGGCTTGTCAACGCGCGCTGGCCAAAGTGCCTGAGTTGGAACGCAAAGTGTTGGGGATTTTGTACGTGCAGCAGCGCTTGCCAGTCGAGGCACAGCTCCGGTTGGCGCGCATACCCCCCCGGCTTTGTCAAGAGCGTCACCTGCGTGGTTTGCGCATGTTTGACAACTTGTATAAAAAGATGTTGACCTAATCAATATTTTCTGGCAGGATCACGCTACCTGATAAAGATTCAGTGATGTGGCATGCCTTGTGGCAGGCCGCATCACCTCCAAACAAAGCCCGCGACAGTAATGTCTGCGGGCTTTTCGCTTTTCAAATCCTGCGCTCCACTGATCCGCCGGACGCTCGGTCCATGTGGTGAGGCCAAGCAGGCCGGTGCAGCGTTCGGCAAAACGTAGCCACCAACCACCTCACCGCATCAGCGCCTTGCCTTCTTGGGCCAGCGGTGGGGTGTGTTGGCCTTCTCAAGTCACAACATGAACAAACAACCAGTCAGTTGGCGCAAAGAGCTGCGCAGCAGCAACGAGCGTGGCTATGGAATGGCTTGGCAACGCGCTCGTACCAAGTTTTTAATGAGCCACCCACTCTGCGTGATGTGCCAGGCCGATGGATTGACCACGCTGGCGCAGGTGGTGGATCACATCCAACCGCATCGTGGCGACCGCACTTTGTTTTGGGACACCACCAACTGGCAGTCGCTTTGCAAACAGCACCACGACAGCGATAAGGCTCGCCTTGAGCACGGCTCACGGCAGCGTGCGCGATTTGATCCGGGTGGCCGGTTGATTTGGTGAAACCAGGCCTGTGTGTGGCAACACACACAGAGAGCTTATGTGTGGCACCACACACAGGGAGCTTATGTGTGGCAACACACATAGGGGAGGGGGTGCATATCCCTGCGACCTCATTGCATTAGACCGACGTAGTTCCTTTGTTTTATCGCTAACCCACGACTCGACATCATGAAACGCACCCGTTCTGATTCCGCTGCCAGCGCCGTCAAGGCCATGGTCAATGCGGCGCTGCCGCCCTTGGCGCTACCCGCCCACATACAACTGCGCTCGACCGATTACCCATTTTGGGATGGTGTGCTTCGTGCGCGCGCGAGGGATGAATGGACTGAGGCGGACCTGGTGGTGGCTGCACAACTGGCGCGCTGCCAAGCGGATATTGAGCACGAGCAGCAGCGGCTGACGGGGGAAGGCTCCGTGGTGGAAAACGCCAAAGGTACGCAGATCATGAACCCCCGGGTCACGGTGCTGGAGCAGCTCTCGCGCCGTGAAATGGCCTTGATGCGTACCTTGCGCATGGGAGGCCGCATTGCGGGTGATACCCGCGACCAGTTGGGAAAACGTGCCCTGGAGCGCAAAGCGCACCAGATTCGTGAAGAGCTGGAAGACGACGGACTGCTGGCGCTGTGACGCGACGCAAGCTGACCCGTGGTGAACGGGTCATCCAGTTCATCGAAACCTATTGCTTGACCCCCGAGGGGCAGCACATCGGTAAACCGATGAAGCTGGAGGCGTTTCAGCGCCGTTTCATCATTGATATTTACGACAACCCCTACAAAACGCACACCGCGTACCTGTCGATTGCCCGGAAAAACGGCAAAACGGGTCTAATCGCCGCCATCTTGTTGGCTCACCTGGCTGGACCAGAAGCAGTGCAAAACAGCCAGATCGTGAGTGGTGCGCAATCCAAGGATCAGGCGGCCGTGGTGTTTGACCTGGCTCGAAAAATGGTGGAGATGTCCCCCAAGCTCAGCCAGGTGGTGAGGGTGCAGCCCTCGGGCAAACGTTTGATCGGCTTGAACCGCAACGTCTTGTACCGAGCGCTGGCCGCAGAAGGCAAAACTGCCCACGGCTTGAGTCCGATCTTGGCCATCTTGGACGAAGTGGGGCAGGTGACTGGGCCAACCGACGAATTCGTATCGGCCATTACCACGGCGCAAGGAGCCTATGAAAATCCGCTACTGATCGCGATTTCGACCCAAGCACCCACCGATGCAGACCTGTTCAGCATCTGGATCGACGCTCAAAAGCACGCGCCTGACCCCCGGGTTGTGTCACACGTGTACGAAGCCCCGGCCGATTGCCAAATGGACGATCGCTTGGCCTGGGCGGCAGCGAACCCGGCCATGGGTAAATTCCGCTCGATCGCCGACATCGAAAAACAGTGCCGCCAGGCCATGGAGATGCCTGCGAACGAGCCCGAGTTCAGAAACCTCATCCTGAACCAGCGCGTAGAAGCCTCCAGCCCCTTTGTTGCGCCCTCCGTCTGGAAGGCCAATGGCGCTGTAGCCGAGCCCATCGAGCAGCAAAAGGTCTGGGGTGGTTTGGATCTGTCCAGTGTCAACGACCTCACTGCTTTGGTCCTGGTTACCGAACAAGGCGATGTTCACTCTGAATTCTGGCTACCCGGCGAAGGTCTGGCAGAAAAGAGCCGCAAAGACCACGTACCTTATGACCTGTGGGCCAAACAGGGGTTTTTGAACACCACACCCGGAAGGGCTATCGAATATGAATTTGTCGCTGAGTTCTTGCGTGGCCTATTTGATCGTTGCGACGTACAAGCGATTGCGTTCGACCGCGCGCTTTTTGTTCACTTACGCCCGTGGCTGGTGAAAGCCAATTTTTCTGACTTCGAGCTGGAGAAATTCATCCCGTATGGCCAGGGCACCCTGTCCATGACTCCTGCCTTGCGAGAGTTGGAGGTCAAGTTGCTAGGTAAGCGCTTGAAACACAGCAACCACCCGATTTTGGAAATGTGCGCTCGCAACGCGGTGGTGGTTGGCGACTCCGGGGCGCGCAAGTTCGACAAGAAAAAGCAACACGGACGCATTGACGGCATGGTGGCGCTCGCCATGGCGGTGGCAATGATGCCCAACGAAGGCACCGGACCCTCGGTCTACGAGGAACGGGGCATTTACTCTTTTTAAGGCACAGCAATGGCAGCGTATCAAAAGTACACCGCAGCAATCGAGCCCATGCTCGAAGGCATGAATTTAGGTACGGACACCTGGAAGGTGGCCCTGGCCAGCACCATCAACTTGGCGGACACCACGTTCACACCAGGCACCACCGATTTGATCTCTGGTAATGGCTACACCGCAGGCGGCAATGCGTGCACGGTGACCAGCTCAGCCCAAAGCGGGGGCACCTACAAGTTGGTTTTGGCAAGTCCGGCCCCTTGGACAGCGGCTGGCGCTGGCTTCAATTTCCGCTACGCCATCTTGTGGAACGCCACCACCAACCAGCCGGTGGGTGCTTGGGATTACGGCAGTTTGCAAACCGTGAACGTCGGAGAGACCGTCACGGTCATTCTGGACGGCGTCAATGGCGTGTTTCAAGCCACTTGATCAATCACTTTTAAATTTCGGAGGTAACTTTTCATGGCCGTATTTTTTAAATTTCAAGACTTCAGCGAACAGCTCATTCGCGGTGTTCACGACTTTGATGCCCACGTGTTCAAGGTTTACCTGAGCAATGCCGCCCCAAGCGCCAGTTTGGACGCTGTAAAGGCCGATTTAGCGGAAATTGCTTCCGGTAATGGCTACACCGCAGGCGGTAACGCCACCACGATTACCGTGGCGGAAGTCACGGGCACAACCACGGTGTCCGGTTCTGAAGTGGTGTTCACCGCGACAGGTGCGGTGGGTCCATTTCAGTACGCAGTGCTTTACAACGACACCTCAACCTCCAAAAACCTGGTGGGGGCGTGGGATTACGGTTCGTCTATTTCGCTGGCTTCGGGTGAGACTTTCACTGTCAAATTCTCAAATACCAACCCCGGTGCGATCTTGACCTTGGCTTAATCCTTTTATTTAAGCGCCGTGGCCATTGTTCGCGGAGCGCCCGGCGCAATTGCCTACTCGGCAGCCTCAGGCACTTCGATATCGGTCCCTTACCCTTCATCCAATGGGGCCGGGGATAAGCTCGTCCTGATCATCGGGATGAAGCCGTCCACAGCGAACGGTGGATCGGTCACC